TTAAGATTTTGCTTTGCCGATCATAGCTGGGGCAAAGTGGTAAACACCTGCTTGAAGTGCACCATTCGACTGTATATATAGATTGTCACCACCTAAAGCATTTTGACATACAAGCATTTGCCCATCTGGTTGGCCATATTGAGCTGTTGCAAATATCTTAGCAAGTACAAATGAAGCAAATTGGCTCGGATTGAATGCTAGATCACATATAAATCTTGGATCTTTATGAGTAAATAATGGACTTCCACCTCCCGACCCTATTTGAGATGTAGTGGTTATATACCCTCTGAAATAGATCGAACCTTGATATGTTGCGAACTCAAGCCGTGACTTGGACTGATCAATTAGAGTAGCCCATGAAATTCCAGTTAATGTACTTGCATTCACCCAAACTATAGGATTTGCACTTGATGAATTGATTTGCCCTTGAAGCTTACCGAATGCCGCAAGAAACGCATCTGTGGCGGTAATTGGAGCATTTACAATATTTAGGCCTGTAAGGGTTGTTGCTCTAACATTGGCGGGAAGATTATTTTGCTGTGCTTGTGATTTACCAAAAGCTTGCAAGAACGTGTCCGTTGCAACAATGGGTGAACTGTCGGCAGTGCTCAGGCCTGTCAATGGTGTAAGCCTAACTCTTGGTTCAGTGAAATATAGCCTAGAACCTTCGGTAATATCACTTGTAGTTGAGTTGTGAGGATTGCCCTGCGACTGGCTGTGATCATACGCAACCTTGCCTCTGTCGCCTCTATACGCAGTTTCCGATGTTTCACCTAAAGCAACACCACCGCCTCCAATGACCACGTACAACATACCGCTCCAACGATAGGTTTTGTTCGTGTCCACATCGACATAGACTTTCCCCGATTCGGGTACGTAGGGATTGCCGTTAAGATCGTTGAATTGGCTAGGATTTACGTAGCGACCATCAAGCACATCATCGACATAGGAGGGCAATTGAGATGCTGTAACCTTTCCGCTTTCATCTAAATCAGCTTTTGTTGATAGAGCTTGATTAACTGCCTGACCATCAGCTTTTAGATCAATCTTATCTAATAGCAATTGATCTTGCTGATCGACATAGACTTTATTTGCTTTTACAAAGATGGACGATTTAAGCGCATTAACTTCTGTATCAACATAAGAAATGTTGGCTTTTAAGGCACCTTGTTCATCTACATACAATTTAAGATTGGCAACATTACCAAGCTTTTCTGCACCAACATCTTGAGCATTTAGAAGTACTGCACCCGTTTTACCTTGTACTGAAGTAACAACTTGTGCATCCAAACCTGTGAAAAAGCCTAGAGGTAGATCAAAGACAATATCTTTGTTATCAATCAAATTATTAACTGGTATAGGGTTATTTGACCAATATACCTCTAAAACAATATCGATCATTAGCTGATACTCTTTTCAATCGTAAATGAATAGGTACTTGAGTTCTTTACCTTCCCATCGATGTTTAATTTTATGTCTGTTCTCGCCATGCCAGCTTTCCAGTTAGCTGTAATTGACTTATCAACCTCAAGAAGCACCGCACCTTTAGTTGAGGCTTGGTCACAAACAGTCACATCACATACAGCAATTTCTTTTCCAGTTGAATCAACAATCGTAGCTGTGAAATGCATATTGTCAGTTATCAATATTGCTTCGCGTGTTTTCCCATTCCGTGCAATAAATAATAATGAAAAACTATTACCTGTCTTAATCGTAGGGTTCATGCTATACGTCTCCATCTAGCGTCCACAACAGATGGCTGAACGTTATTATGTGGTTTATCTCCACCAGCACTGCTAGTTTTAAATTTATAGCCCACATCACTGGTATTTGTTACTGCTGTAGATGCGTAGTTATCTTGTTGTTGTGATGGAAATTCATGATCATGATTAGGCATTTCTTCAATAGTAAGTTTATGAACATAAGCACCAAATATACTTCCTACAGCTTTTGTCCAGTCTGGATCATCTGAATTAGTTGATAAACCAACAGATGCTTTACCTTCACCATGACGAATCCAAGTTGTACCAATGTATTTTACATTTGGATTAAAGTTAGGAATGCCAAAATCAATCACCACACCCACAGGATAAAAGTAATCGACAATATTTTCGATGAAGTTTTCAATCAAAGAAGTACGTTGTGAGACAGCTACAACTTGATCGGAAACACCTTTAACAATGGTATAGACTTGGTTTTTTTGTGCTGGATCAAGTGCAGTGCCAAATCCTTCAATAACATTGGCTAACTCTTCCTGAACGTGGTTACACCATGATGGATCAAGGTAGGTGGCATCTTGTCCTGAAATATCAGCATTATCATGGAATCCTGCTTTACCAGCTCCATTGACATCAGGACGTGCGTTAATAGTGTTAATTCGTTTCATTAAATCACCTCAATGTCATAGCGTAAGAAAATAGGTAAATAGTTCTGCATGATGCAATTTAAATCTGCGTTGATCGGACTCTGGAATCTAAGTTTGACCTTATAACGCAAAACATCAGTGTTTACTGGTGCTGTGCAAGGCGTTGTACATTGCATAGGTTTGTATTTAATGAGTTCAACTAGGTTCACATTAAAAATGGAAAAGAGTTGTTCTATATAACTTGTATTTAAAACATTTTTTGTACTTCTAATCCAATTAACAACAGCCAAACGCTCTTCAAATGATTGACCAATGTTTGTCTGGCACTTTAATGGCAAACCATATTCACGCTCATATTCTTCTAATAGTTCTGGTGGTATAGATTCGATTACTTTTAGCAATCGTTTGGCATCAAGATCTGTTTGTGCCAGAGCTGTTGCATGACCATAGATATCATCAGCAATATTGGTATTTGGTGCTTGATCATAACCACCAACAGGCAGTAATGACCGCAGCAATATTTCATACATTTTGATAGTTTCGTTAATAGTCATAGCGCACTCACATTTAATGTGCCAAGACGCAGCCAATAAGTATTAAACGGATCAACTGTAGGTACAATATTCACAGATGGACTCAAAACTAAGTCAGTGACTCCAGCTATTGCAACAATCCGAGCAGTCAGAATAGCCGCTTGATAAGGCTTAACAGGTGCAATTTCAGAAAAATAGTCACGAATTACCTGCCTTACTACATTTAAATTTGCTGTACCAGAGATAACCGCTGCCACAGGCACAAGCAATTCAGTTGGAGAATATGCTCTGCAATCAGCCCAGAAACCTGCATAATCATCTAAAACCGCTTGAACCGTTGCTATCAACGCATCACTGGGTAACGTTGGTGGATTACCAACGGCAGTGATGGCAACATCTAGTGAGCCAAGACCACGTCGTTTAGCATAAATATAAGCATGCTTCACATTAGGAATTGATCGCACTAAAGCTTCTAAATCCTCTGCACGATATCGAGATAAACCAAGTTGTTTTTGTTCTAGTAAACGTGCACGCCAATCTTCAAGTTCTTCCTCATCTGTACCACCACCAATTGATACATCAGTTGCAATGCCACTGAGTCCAGCCAACGGACTAACCCAAAGCAAAGTGCCTGCAAAATTCCAACTTGCGCCAATTCGATCCGCTACTACATCAACAGCTTTTGCTGTGTTGGCTACCAAAGTTGTATCGCTGGTTACTGTCCAATAATGTCCTTTACCATCTGTTAGCTTGTTACCAGCGGTAATGGTCAAATTCACATTAGATTTTGCCAAAACAGTACCAGATGCTTGAGCACCGCCAAGACGTGGTCGACCTAACTCATCGGCATGGATATAAAGAAAAGGCTCATCAGCAGTCGCAACAAAAAGCTGCTTCTGTATATAAACTTGATGGTGATATAGACCTTCTACAGTAGCGGCAGTTCCATCAGCACGAATGCCAGCATCGCTATCATCTGAAATGGACAAACCTGTTGAGTTACGGATTTCCTGTGCGATTTGATTGCGGATTTGTGCAAATGTTTTTATTGGATAAGCCATATCAACCACCTACTGTGACAAAGTACTGGATTGATTGTTTTTCACCAGTCAAACGAGTGATCTCTATGTTTAGGTCAATACGACTTTTAACTGTTTGAGTCGCTGAAACAACCAAAGACTCCAGACGTGAAGGTATTAAGTCAGCTAATGCTTCTTCAGCATATTGTTTAACTGTCTGTATCATGCGAGGTACATCTTTTGACCGACGTAATAGATAAAAACGACTACCTAAATTAGGATCAGCCCAATACTTTCCGCGATGAATATTTAGACGTAAGCATACAGATTGAACGACATCATCATTAAATTCAGCATCGAGGCTTGTGAGTATGTAGTCTCTTGTCTCTAAATTAATAATTCCCATGAGTTACTCCATTGGTGGTGCAGCTGGTGGACTGTTGCCATGCTTATGGTCGTTGTAAACATCACGCATGGCTTGCATTGAGCTTGTTTGATCAAAGACATCGCCATTAAGTACGCGTACATTGCCGTCATCAATAATCAGATCACCGCCTTTAACATGCGTGCCGTCTTTCTGAAGCCAGACTGAATGCCCGAATTGGTCATAAACACAGGTTTCGCCTTCATCGACATCGATTAAGATCGCGCCACCCTTAGTTGCAATAACGACTGACTTTGCTGTAGTTCCCTGTAGGGGTATAAGTACAACTTTTGCATTTTCTGGAATATGTGAGCTAAAGCCGATTTGCTGAAGCAGCTCAACATCAGTCAATGTCTCATTTGATAAGCCTGTAACTTGAAGAACTTTTGAGCCACCACGAGCGACTATTCCAAACAACGGAAATCGCAATTTTCCGATAGCTTTTTTTACTTGAGCCATGCTGATCATGCTTTAGCTCCCTTGGTGGTTTTGCCTTTTTTCTTGGTAGATTGTGGGTCTTTATAAATGAGCGGTTGCGCCCAATCGCCTTGGCGCTTAAGGTTTAAACGTGTGGTTTTTCCTTCAGTACGAGATAGCATCAAAGTGCGCCCCATTACAGCCCATTTGCCAGTAGCAAGGCTCAATGCATTGGTTTCAACATTGACATACCAGCCAGCTCGCCACACCTTGCCATCAATCACCCAATCATCAACTGTAGCTGTCAGGCTGTATGCCTCTAAGTCATTGTCTTTTTTGATTTTCAACAATGCAGCTTCAGCTTCAGCTTGGCTTTCGACATCACTTAAAGTGATTATTTTTAGACGATTAAAACTGTATTGAGTTTGGACGACGGTTTGGGCAAGCAAACTGTTTGCTTCAGCGTTTTGGCTCATTACTTGTATTTGCGTGAATACATTGGATACATCATTGTCGTACTGAAGACTAAGAACGTTATTTTCATTATTGAGTGGCTTAATTAATCGTAAAGGCTGATTTACTTGGTACGGGTTAGCAAACGGATCACCAATATTTAAGCTACCATCTGGCTCAAACCACACATGCTGGCCAGTGACCTGAGCTGCTTTAATAATAGAGTCCCAAAGTGCCTCACCTGGTTCTACAGAGACTTTGTTTTTTAGCCAGCTATCATTTTGAATACGCACATCATGGATAATTGAGGCGAAGTCACCAGCTAGAACAAAACGCTCCATCAATTCACCCAGTGTGACTTGGCGACCATTGAAAATTGGCACAGAGCAATCAATCAGCTGACCAGCTAAATCGCGACCTGAAATTTGAAGCCCATAGCCTTCACGTTTAACTCCTTCAGAGATACGGTCAGTAATTGCCGTTAGGATAATTTCATCTCCGTAAAGCAATTGTACTTTTGCTGCACCTTGCACACTTGCAGGCAGAGCCTGACCATCATGCCGAAACAGGGTTAAATTCCAGCTATCTGCTGGGGTATCAATTTGACTGTCACAGCTCACATTGTCCCAACCATTGATTTCTATATCACCAATGATGAGCCGAATATCTTTACCTGAATTATCTTGCATAGACAGTCAACTCCATGCCGATTTGAAGTACTGCTGGATTAAATAAATCAGGATTTAAATGACGAATTTCTTCAGCACGATCCATGTCCCCATACAGCATGTGAGCAAGCGAATGAAGCGTACAAGGCACAACAATTTGAGTTTTAGTAATAGGGGGACGTAATTCAATTAACTCTTGAATTTGTATATGAACCTGATCAGCAACTTCTTTAAATATTTGGACTTGACTGACAGTTTCAAAATCTAAAGCTGTTATTGCCTGTTCACGCTCTGCTTTTATTGCTTGCTGCAAATCGCTACGCGTTTGTTGTCTAATGATCGCTAGATCAATAGGTGTAAAACTTACTTGCTTTTTTGCAGCCATTTCTTTACGGACAGCGATTACAACGTTTTGAGAAATTGCAACTGTGCTTGCAATTTTAGTTGCGCGCCATGTTTGCTTGAGTTCAGGCAGATCACCATCTTGAAAAAGTCTTTCAAAACGCTGTACTCGTTTAAATAGATCACGCCATTTTGAAATCGCTGAAATGTTGGTATTAAAGGCGGCTATCTTGGTCACATCATCCACCAAGCCGACAATTGAATCAGCTGGAGATAAAACCGTCTCAACAGCATTTTTCACAATACCAAGATATTGGTATGCTGCATTTACACCATTACGGATATTGTTGACGATAGTAAAAAACTTATTCGGATCAGTGCTTTCAAGTTTTTTCAATGCAGCTTGTAGCGAACTTGCAGGGGTATCTGTGATTGCTTTTGTATCAATAGCTGTAGGTGCTACAACAGGAATAAATAAAGGCCGCTCTTTGTCTTCGGCCTGAATAAACTCAATTGCAATCTTGCAACTATCAACATCTTCAACGTTATGAACAATATTGTATGATTCAACATTGACCTGCATTACACCATGTAGAGGGTGAATCAATTCACCAGAACCTTTGGCAGTCAATGCAGCCCAGAATGCATCCATTTCGGTTTTATAGTTTGTACCTACAAAAACAGCATCAATGCTTATTTTTAAAGGATTGTTACCCATATCCTCGATAGCAGCTTTATTGGAATAAGGAGCTTGCTTGATCGCTAAAGATTTAGAGCCAGATTCATTTGTGTTTGTACATTCAAAATGTACTCCACGAAAACTAGCATCCTGTAAATCATCTTTCCAGCCCATAACAATAAACCTCACTTTTGTGAGGTTTATTGTCCGAAAAATTAGGTTTTTATATTAGGCGGAAACACTTCCTTTTATTTTTGTCCGTATGACAACAAATCTAAACCATGTCTTTTTTGTTCAGTTTGCGCGTGCTGTGTGATTTGATCCATTAAACCACCTCCCATCATCATAGGCTTGTTTTGTATGGTAGCTGAAATTAGAGAATTAAGCTTACCGACCATGTCTCGGCTCAATTGATTCTGCTCATCCATTTTTTTATTTTGTTCATCCAATGCGGCTTGTTGTTCTTTACTTTTTTCTATAGCCATTTCTATAAAATCAGGGCGATTCTCTGAAGCACCAAATAATTTAGCAACTTTCCCATAGAATAAGTCATCCAATGGTTTAAACAACTCATAGCCAACATATCCAGCGGCAGCAACGCCAGCGGTTTTAGTAATTCCACTAGCAGCTCCAGCTACAGTTCCAGCACCTCCAGCGGCTGCACCACCGATCAATCCTTTACCCCCAGCAGCAATAGCTGCAATGCCAGCTGCTGCTCCTAAAGCAGCAACGCCAACACTTGCAGCATAAGCACTAGCAGCTAAAGATTCATTATTCCGTGCCCAGTCTGAAATTTTATCTTTGGCGTTACTGAGTGAGTCTGAGACAGCATCATAAGCTTTAGACTGAGCAAACAGTTTTTCTTGTTCCATTGCCATATCTTTTGCCCACTCAGTCTGACGAACCATATTCGAATCAGCTTCAACAGTACCGCCAGCATTTGAAAGACCTTGTCTAAGGCTTTTTAATTGATCTTTCTTATAGACAATACTTAATGCAGCCATGAGTGCTTGACGATCCGCAATGATCTCACCGAGTTGGCTACCCATTGCAATATTGCTCATATCCTCGATAGCAGCTTTACGCTCGGCGGATGTACCTTTTTGAGCCATTGCTTGGAGTTTTTGGTATTGCTTATCACCTGCAAGCTGACGATCAAGCAATTTTACAAATGCCTCAACGCCATAAACTCCTTGATCACGCTGCTGAATTGCATAAGTTCCCCAGTCAAAAACTTGTTTTTGTTTTTTCTTTCCTACCAACTTTGTTGGGTCACCATTTATTGGAACTACTGAATCTCCTATAGATTTACTAAACTCTCGACTTGATAATTTTGTTAATAGGTTGACTAGGTTATTACCAGCTTCATCAGCAGTACCAGCTGTTGACATAGCAACCTGATTCATTGCAACCAGTTCCATAAACCCTTTTTCACCGCTATATCCACTTGCACGTGCAGCGGCCATTTGCTGTGCTAACCATTTTGCTTGGTCTTTATATTCAAAGCTTCCAAGCTGACCGCCACGCACTGCAATATCATGTCCACGCTGTAAATTAGACAAACCGAAATCTTGCATTCGTACAGTTAAAGTCGCTGCATCAGTCACAGACGCATCTGTAGAAAAAGCTGTTTTCACGGCTGCATTAAGTGCAGGTGAAACATTATTCAGTTCATATTTACCTGAAGCAATTAACGTATTTGCAGCAGCTGCCGCATCTTCTCGAGTCCCTCCACCAGAGCGAACAGCTGCCTTGATATAATCATTCAACTGAGAGCGTGCTGCCAGCCGATCGGCTACCGCCATATTTTGACCACCAGTCGCAGTAGCTGCGATGTATGTTAATTGCTGGTCATAATCACGTGGTTTCTGCATAGCATTTGAAACAATTGCACCGCCTGCAATTGCTCCAGTAGCCACAGCTGCACCTTTTTGCCAAAGAGACATTGTTTGCTGTGTAGATTGATGAGTTTGCTTACTTGAGTTTTCTGCCTGTTTCATCCATTTTGCATATTGCTGAGCCGCTTGTTGTTGCTGTTGCATTAAACTCGTTAGTCGTTGAACAGTGGCTTGTTGGGTTTTCAGTTGTTGGCCTTGAACTTTGGTTTGAATAGATTGCTGACGAAGCACACCTTCCATCATTCTATTTGTACGTAGCAGGCCATCACTAACACGTGCGGTTTGCATCGTGGTTTGAACCCCAACTTTTGCAACACTAACAAATTTCGCTTGTGCTGAACCAATCTGAGTCCATTGCTGATTGATTTGTTTAGTCGCAGTGATTTGCTGATCAGATATTTTTTTAATTTCTTGACCAGCTTGCTGTCCTCTGATCTGAAGCGTTAAAGAAACGGTTGAGTTACTGCTGCTCATACATTTGCTCCAGTCTTAGATTTTGAGTGTTTACGTTCAGTTGAAACGTATGATTTTGTATTTGATGATTGTACTGGCTGCGCTGCATGAGTATTGGCTTGCCGCTCATGCTTGAGTTTTTCAAAGAATTCCATCTTTTCAGATAAAAATGCCAACGCATATTGTGTTGGCATTTTTTCAGCAACTATTAAGTCAACACCAAAATTATGAAGCGTTGCAATTAACTCGACTGGTTCTCTGAACTCTCGGCTTGAAGCTTTACAAGCAAATCATAATCAAGCTCTTCAAGTTTTTTCAGATTCGCACTGGTGCTAAAGGCAAGCACATCATAAGGCACAGCATGTTTTCCGCCCTTAGAATCAACCAGCTTAATTTTTGCACAAAACTCATGAAGTTGAAGATAGTCCCCAGAAATACCATTGGAACGAGCTTTTATCAACTCAGCAGAATCAATATCTGAAAACTCAATTTCACGTGATGTAACCGCTTTACCTTTAACCAGAACGGTCAAGGCAACAGGAAGCGTGCCTAAAATACTTAATTTCATAGTTCACCTACTTAAAAACTTTCTTTCAAATAATCCATTGCGAATAGGGTTAAATCACGCACTGTTTCGCCATTAACATCATAAGAATCGCTTGCTGTAGTCACATTGCAATCGATATAAGTTTCACGAAATCCACCATTCGGCGACTCAATTGAGATACGAGCATCTTCAATGTTGTCCCAATCAATAGAATCTTTTCCATCAGGGATCACAACAGAACAGGTGATGTCAAAGACTTTAATGCCGCCAGACTTGTATTTTGCTTTGAGAGTACGATTCATGGTCAGAATACGTTTCTTGCCATTAGCTTTTGTTGAGTTGAACTTAGAGCAATCATAATCCAGCCCATCAACACTCATTACAATTGAACCAACTGCTTCTTCAGCCATTTTCATAGACCTCATAAAATTAATAAGGCTATTTTGCTGTTATCTATTTATTTATATTAGGCGGAAGGACTTCCATAAATATTAAAGGTCGCAACATGCGACCTTTAAATTCAATACTGGAGTCTAGAATTAGTACACATCAATTGTTCCAGCAATAACATGCATACCACGAACCCAATTTGCTGGAATTTTGGCATTTGCTCGATAGCGGTCAGTTTTATCTTCGATGACCGTCAATTGATCCGCATCAGCTCGCACATTTTGCAAAATTTCAGCATCATCCAATTGAATTAAACGCTTCAGAATGATTGAACGTACATTTCGGCGTTGTGGTGCAGTATTTTTACGTCGACGTTCTTTTGCAAGATCAGCACGGATTACCTTGCGAGTATAATCAATAACCAAAGCACCATTAATGTCCAGCATCAAGTCGTCTTCTGCTCCAGAATCAGGATTAACTCGATAAGTTGAAACTGCTCGAACAATTTCAGGAAACCCATCTGTACCAGTATCAATCATGCAGACGCCATGATTTAACGCCAATTCAATACGCTCAAATTTCAGTTTGTACTGGTCTGATACTGGAGTAATACCACCGAGATTTACGCCATTAAATGGCAAAGCTGGATCATTTGAATCAGCCAGCGCGGAAGCCATTGCTCCAGCAAGTTCTGCTTCTTGACCAATTGCTCCATGATAACAAACACATAAAACACGATATGAGCTTTTAACTGGTAGTTGTGCTGCAAAAGCTTCAGCATCTTCAATGTCAGAAAATGGAACAATCAGAATTGCTGGTTTTTGATTTATTGCATCACTCACAGAGATCAAGTGCGTGATCCAAGCTAATGTATCAGCACCAGCAGCTGGAGGTGATGCTAATGCGATGATTGTATGCCCAAGAGGAGCAATTTTCTCTTGAATACTCATTTTAATGAATCCTCATTTATTGGTTAAATTCCTATTAACTCTTGTGTTCCACAAGAATGAGCAACATAGGAAGTTGTGCCATTGCTGGCTGCATCAGGGAATAACAACGGGAATAAATCATCATCAAGCCCATTTTTAACAAACTTGATTCCTATAGGATCTTCACTTAAAACTGCATTAACTCCAGACAGGGAAAATGTTCCGCTGCTTTCACTTCGGTATGTCCAGAAATCAAAATTAGCTATCTCAGTTCCTGTAGAGTCACGAAAAGCGATAAAAGGATGATCTTCATTTATCTGTGCAATTACTTGCCTAACAATTTCACTGAGCAGAATTCCTTGAGGTAAATCAGTAATACTAAATCGCTTTGAAACGTTTTCTACTGAATGACTTAGTGCTTCAATCTCATAGTCTAGGCGTACTGAACCACCTTCGAATTGATTGTTGATCATAATAATTTCAGAAGGTTGACAACCCTCATCCGTGGAAGGCGAGAGACAAAAGCTAGTATTTCTTGTTGAACTGTCAAAGAAAAACGATTCGTTTTCAATCGTATTATTTTGATCAATCGCAGAAGCATCTAACAGATCAAATCGAAGCTTTTGAAACGACGAAGTCATATTGATAAATCTAGCCAAAGCTGCATTTGTGTAGCGTCCATCACTCATAAGTGCAGGTAAGCCTTGACTATCTAAAGCCTCAACATGAATACCATGCTGTCCCAAAACAATAGCACCGCCACCATTTCTCAAAAAGAATTTGGTGTTTACAGGTAAAAGTTTATCATTTAGATAAACATCAAGCATACTTCCATCGTTGATCAACCCAACTGTTATATAGTCAACTGATCCCTCACAGCCAATTGGGGTCGGTGCTAAACAGAAAGTTAATGTGCCATCATTATCTACAAAAGTTGGATTGTCGGTTGGTGTGCCATAGTTCCGACTACCTGTTACGACAATTTTCACTCGAATGTAGTCGGCTGTCAGATTGCTTAATATCAGCCAATTGTCAGCTAAATCTGATTGTTTGATACCATGCATTGACCACAATGCTTGTGAAATCCAATCACTGCCTACATAGACATCATTAATGTAAATTTGGCACTGCGTATTGAATGCAAAACTAATGCGATCTGTTGCGCCCTCACAACCAATCGGAATCACATCTGTACTTTGTGATAAACATACACCTACATGCTCACCCAATTTATCAGTCATTTGAACTAAGGTCGGGTTATCGCTTACAACTGATCTAAAGAAATCTGTATTTAATATCTCAAACTCAAGCCTATGATTGCTTGAATCATTGTTCCTGAATTTGTATACACCATTGCTAATGTAAAAACCTTCTGGCACTTCACCTGCGGGCATCTCATCAAGAATATCTTTTGTTAACCACTCAGGCGGATCATTAATAATGTCACGCTGAACACCATCGACATAAGTCTTGAGTGCAATTGCTGACGAAGTGCCATTTCTTACTGCATAAGCCCACTTGAAACTTTGAGTTGCTCCATCACAACTAATTACTGGGCGATCAGCTTCAGACAGACAGACACCAGCATGTGTTCTTTCCGCATCCATCTGGATAGCCGCTGGATTGTTGTATAGGTAAATAAGTACATCAGTTGTGTTTGTATTAATCTCGATTCTATGATTCTCATCGCCAAGATTTGTCATCTTAACGTTATCAGCAATGCTAAAACCTTCTGGGATTGGATATGGAAAAACCACTTCGACAGGTTCAACCTTGTACCAGTCTGGAGGCTGTGAGCCAACTGGTACAAGCACCCCATCATACAAAACGGTGGTTTTATCAATTTCCTCTAGGGGAACGCCATCTCTAATCAAGACCGTTGCGTTCGCTGTACCAATAGCTCCATCACAACTGATACCTATGCTGGAGTCTTTCCCAAGCATTGAACATCCGCGAATCGGTTAGTTTTAATAGCAGCTGAGATCATTCGACCAGCAACACTATTCGTACCATAGACTAAATCTGCATGAGCCTTGTCATAAATAGAGATAGGCATTCCATTATTTGAAGTTGGCTGATTATCATCAGTGATAAAAATAATTCTCTGACGATTATCAGGCAGACCAGTGCGCTGAGTATTGATATTTACTTCTAAATAAGTGCCTGGTGTTTTGATTTGAGGAATAGTCATTACTTATTTTCCTTTAGTTCAATTAGATCAGACTCATCTTTAATGCCATCATCAGGCTCAAAGTGATAGTCAACGTTAATGCGGATTAAATCTTCTTCAGTTTCATCTTCTTCACGTAGGCGATCTGAAGCACTTATGACGAACTGAGTATGAAACTCTTGGGATAAAACATTAATTGATTGAGCTTGTACCTTAGTGTTGAAAATGGTTTTTGTACGCCCAAGCTCAAGCGCACGTAAACCTTTGACACCAACAGAAGAGAGGTCATTTCCAATCAAAATTTTTTGGATATGTTTGAGCATTAAGAAAGAGCCAATATCATTGATTGCTCCATGACGCTGAGCTTCTTCATTACGCAATGATCGAGCACCAACCAATACAACAAAAGTTACTGGGTATTCTGTTTTGTTATGACCAAGCTTTGTAGGAGTTCCTGATCCTTGAAAGGTCACCCAAATTGCAGGAAAAGTTTTAACCCAAGACAACAGAGCTTCATCGAACTCGCCACCATAGGTTTTGATTTCTCGAATCCAGTTCCACTTTTTGTCTTTGATTTGCTGAGCCAAGACATCTTTGATGCCTTGTTCAACAACTGACAAGTCTAGGTCTACCATCCACGACCTCCAAAATCACGACGGCCAACCGTAATCAAGACGTTGTTAGACGAGGATTCTATAGGTGCAGCTTCACCAGCTGGCGTACCACCTAAAGCCACTTCACCTTTTGAAATGGCTTTAAGGGTTCTAACTGCATCGTTGTAGCGAATTTTGATCGGATCATTTTCAGTTACGACCATCGCACAAAGATGGTATCGAGCAATATGACAACCAATAGCGACCAAGTATGGTGGAATAATTTGCAACGGCAGTTTATAGCGGACTTGAACATAACCATCGATCTCGCTATTTGCTTCACTGAGTGCCGCATTCAGCTTGTCAAAGTTGATTTCACCAGTGTAAGGCTCACGGTTATCAGTCAACTCAACAAGCTCAGGATCGCCAAAACGTTCTCGCATTGCATCTGCCGTTACATACATAGCTTATGCCTCCGTACCAGTCGATCCGTAAACCGTTTGCCAGAAACCATAACCAGCTGCACCACGCGCCTCGACACCAAAGTAGAAAACACCTTCCATGAACACAGACGGTGATTCCATGCTGGTTTGCTGAACAAATACAGGCTTTTTACGCACCTGATAAACAAATGGTTTAACGGGTTTGCTGGTATCCAACAAAAACCATGCATTGTCGTCAGTCAAACGTGCTGATACTTGAACCTTTGCAGTGCCTTTGTAGGGGTTTGGCTTGCCATCTTCCAGACGATCCACTGTCATTAGGGCATTCGCAATATCTTCAAGCGCAGCTGGCACTAATAGCGTTGATGGCGTGATATTAAGTGGACGACCAGATTCATCCTTAAATTTACGCATTGCTGTACGAGCAGCCCCAAATGAGGCTTGAGCTTTGGCTAAAGTTTCAATTGAAAGCTTCTTCGTACCTTTGTTGCTGACATTGGTTTTACCCACTTTGTGACTAGTCGAGATCATTGGCTGACCGTCGTAGCATTTTGCAGTAAATGATTTATTTACAGCTTCAAAGACCAATTCGTCAGGGTGTTGCTTAGCTGACCATGCCGCTGATTCCGCTTGAGGCTTGTAGATGCCCAGCTGATCATCTTCAATGTCATTGCGACGCACTTCAATTGTTGCAGAGAAATCCTTGTTACGGATGACATAGTCATATTCTGCAAGCTTAGTAATATGTTTTTTGCCGATCCATTCTTTCATCTGTGGAAAGTTTTCTAACCAGCGATAATCAACATAAGCACCATTACTAGGCACTACCATTGCAATAGCTGGATATTCAACAACGACATCATTTAGTGCATTGTTATAAACTGTCTTCAGATTTAAAAAGATTGCGTTAAGTACTGCACCGTTTACGTTCATTCTACCCATACTCCATTTTCATCAATACCAACGACACGACCAGCTGGAGACAACGTTCCACCAGCATCCGTCTCAGCAACTGTTTGCCCATCTTGTAAAAAGCAAGGCTTACCAAAGGAAGCTTGCGTTACAGGGTCAGATGTACTGTTGTCGAACTGGAAAGCACAATCATTACGCACCAACACATACACATCGCCATTTGAACCAGCAGTGTTGTCGACGCTGTCTTCATAACGACCTAAATAGGTCAGATCAGCATTGACAGTGACTGGCACGGCAAAACCCGTTGCATCTACAGCAGCAGCAAAGCCAGCCACAATGACGGCACCAGCTTTGACTGGTACACCAAACAAACCCTTTTCACGGAACGGGGTTTGACGTTCTTCCTGATTTAAAATGCTGCTCATTATGTTGTAGCTCCCAAATCAATCCCCATTTGTGCTGCAACAGCTAAATCTTCAGGGGTATGTGCCTGATTACCACCTTGATTGCTATTGCTAGCAATGTTTACGGTAGACGTTTGTTTTTGGTTTAAAGCCGCAATTTTCGGCAGGCTTTCAATATGTTTTTTAATAAACTCAGGATTGGTCTTGGCCTGATCTTTTGCCCAATTGATGGTTGCATCGCCCGTCAAACGACCATCTGAGCAAGCAGCAACAATCAGGTCGTCCAATTCTTTACTGGCAGCATTCGCAGCTACAGTAGTCGCACTGGCAATTGCTTCTTGATAAACCGCAATCGGCACATATTGAGTCAGATCAGGTGCTTGACTATTGGCAGCAGCCTTTACTTCAATTGCTTTTTCAATCGCAACTGATAGTGCCTGACCAGCAACTAAGGTAGTTCCAAAAGCACCATCCATTTTTGCAAAAGCACTATTTGCAGCGGTTAATAACTCTTGTTCTGTGGCTGTTTCTGGCAGCCCCAGACATTTACGCATGAGTTCTAAAAACTCTTTCATTGTTGAGTCCTCGTCGGATTGTTGAGACAAAAAGTCCTGAGCCGCAGCAGCAAGACGTGCTTCGGGCAAGGTGTCTAAATTCGGGGTGTTGGTTAAGGCGAAGCTATGAAGTCCGAGGATTTCACCAGCTTGGTTGTAGAAGAAAACAGGCGAAGTGTATTTATACTCCTTGGCCTCAATGTATTCTTTGGCTCTATCAGTCCATTCAAATTGAGTACTACATAATCCGACTCCATCGATATATTGGAATCCAGCAGGCTTGAGCCAACCAGACGCTGGTGCAGGATCACCAGACTCTTGAGCTTTTAAAGTCGCGTGTTCATAGTCCACCACTAAATCAATAGAACGCTGGCTTAATGCGGCAGCAATTTGACGACCACGTTCTGGTGTAAGTTCCCAGTGTGGGGCATCGGTAGGACGACCATCGATACCACGAAAGACTCCTTCAGGAATCAATATAAGATAGGTCGATGTCGCATCTAAGGCGAATGAGCACGCGGCTACTAATAAGGTCTTTTTCATGTTGGCAGAATCGCACTGCCAGCTTTTTTTTATTAGGCGGAAAGGCTTCCGTTTATTTTTATGGTGTAAAAATTTTATGCCAGTAATGATCTACATCTTGAAAAACTTCTTGCTCAGCTTCAGGCTGAAGAATGCCATTGGTATCCATTGGCATGTATGGCCGCGCTGGTATATCGCCAAATGGAATAGGCGCACCACGCCGAGTCTTTCCTGAAGCACCTTGTTTGATCCCAAAATGCATAGCTGCGGCATAAGGCATGTTATTGCTGATTATTGCTTCATCTTGAGTATGGCTAGTCACAACTCTGGCTCTCAAATTTCCTGAAGCCTGCAATACGCCTGAATATTTAATGCCTTTGCGCTCATATATTTTAAGTGTTGTTAGTGAACGACCTGCCCATTCAGGTCGGCCACCATGATCAAAATTATCATCCGTCACAGTGGCAAAAGTACCAGCGATTGCAGCAGCTAATGGCGTGGTGTCAGATAAACGACTAGCAACATGATTTAATCGATCAATTAAAAGTTGATCACTGATTTGCATATAACTCATAAGCTACCGAACCACCTCAAATTTATTCACTATTGAAGACGCAGTCTTATCAATTTTGAAAACCTGCATCACGCCATCTTTTGAATTGATTGAAACTCGAATCACTTCAGCTGCATCATTTACAGGGAGCAAATACAGTAAGCTCTTATTGTTGGCATCCCATAACACTTTTTTAACTTGCTGAAGAAGCTTAGGCAAAGTCAGCCATTCTTCATTGCTAAGAACGTTGGCATTTTGACCGACCAAAAGCTGATCAGAGATTGTGATAATTGGGCTCTCAACAACAATACTTTTACTTGTCAGTGCATGAATATCTTGCAGATCAATAACACCGATGGTACTAGTCTTATTTTGGGTTTTAGCAAAGCTCAAGGTGTTTTTAACAAATGCTTCATGCGCTTTAATCCGTGGTTGGCTCAACAACATCTGCTGAACTTGCTGCACGGCTGGCTGTGCTCCAAGTAGATCAGCAGCTCGCTTGACCAACTCGGCATCGATCAAATAGCTCGCTGCTGGATGACTATTAAAACCTGCTCCAAGGGTAAAGTAACTAGTTTGACCATCAACTGGTCTAACTCGGATACGGGTTTGAGTTGCAACAGCATCTTGTCCAGTAAAGCTACTTTTCCCTATAACGACTTGGTGCTGTTCAATATCTTCAGGGGTAGTCTCAACAACATTTAAACCCAATGAATCAGCTTCACTGGCACGACGAGCACGTACTTTACATTTACAGCCAAACTCAGTGGGTGGATAAGCGTATAACCAAAAAGGATCGTCATAACGACGAGTCTCACCATTACGCGCCAGATGTACTTTTCGTGGATTAGAAATGGATATATGTACCCACTCCCACAAAGGCCGTGTATCTACCGTTGCCATCAATGCTTTATAACGACCAGCCGCCAAGCTCTTATGCACATTAGTATCGAAGATGGTTTTTAAACGTCGCGGACTCCCAAGTTGAACTGTTTGCTCGATGCCAACTGGATTAATGACCGTCTTTTTTCCCCACCAACCCTTTTCCTGAAGCGTAGGGATAATAGAAGATTTCCATTGCTCCAGATTTTGCCCTTTCTCAAGTGCTGTAATTAATGAATTTTTAATGTCCTGAAGCAAGTCAATTCGAGCAACCTTAGCGACAGTAAATGCGCGGCTATGCGCCTCATCTAAAGTTTCATGCCAGTCCCATCCAATCTTGTACCCCTTGGACTCTAGATAGGCAATGGCATCAGCTGGAGGTGATTTAAATAGAGCATTTAGCTCTGGTCGCTGAGGTACTTTAGCCATTTTCAGCCTCGGTACTTAATCGACCAAAAACTTCAGTTGCAAAAAAAAGCTTGGTTAATTTGTCTTGCAATGCTGGCTCATCATCTGTCGGGTATAGATCAGACAGGATTGCTAAAATTTCCTCATCACTTTGTCCAGCTTGAATTTTTGCAATTAATTCTTTTGTCCACGCTTCAGCTGTTTTTTGTGCTTGTTCGGCCTGATCTTTTAGCAATAGCTGTACAGCTTGCTCTTCAAGCGGTATTTGATTATTGGCAGCAATCAAACCATTCAACAGCTGTGGAATGTATGTATTAGCTGCTAAGTTAGGCATGGTTGTAGTTGGCTCGGGTGTGTATGTAAGTACTGCTTCTTTATCGTCAGCAGGCTCAGGAATACCAAGTTTTTCATGCGCCCAAGTACGTGGAATTTTAAAACCGATTTCCACAAGTTTAGGTAAAGCCTCACTAAAGACTTCAATATCTTCAGTATCAGTGGTGTCAAAATAGAATGATGGATAGCGATCTGGTGCAATGTTTGGATAATTCAATCGCATCAAACTACTAACCAAACTATCAGTAATTGAACGTGCAAGCTGCTTTGCATCTGACTTAACAAGTTTTGCAAACTGAATTTCATGAGTTTTACTTTGAGCATTGGTACTGGTTTTACCATCTGCTTGAGAAAGTAATGTGCCACCAACAATCACTTTTGACTGGGTTTGTTCGCACCATTTGACCAAATCAAAATGGTTTTTAGTATCACCCTCAGTTGCTGCCTGAAAGTCTATGCTCATGCCTTGTGGAATAATACCGCCAGCGTTCCGACCTATACTCATAATGGCACGGAGTAAAGTTAATTTTTCTTTTTCAGTAGCTCCAGATGGATATTTACCAATTTTACTTGGTAAACCGTAAGTCTCTAAAAACTCCATCACATCACGGACGCCATAATTTTTAAATAAGAATGGCCATGCAAGAACACGATGCAGGCCAGATCGAGCAATATAACCAGACTTGGCTTTATGTCGGTGAATAAACCATCCAAAGTCCCAAAAATCCACACCTTCTGGCGAGCCATCATTTAACCTTAATTGATTAGGTGCATTGTATGGAGTCATAAAATAACGAGGATTTACATGGTCAAAACTTTTAGGTAGCCATAGGTTACCAATTTGATGCCATTCAATCTCTTGACAAGAATAACCATGACCGACACCGTCCATTGCATCAAATAAAAACATCTCAAAATCTTTGATGTCATCAATCCATTCCGTAACTTCTTCAGCAATTTTTCGCTCAGCTTCAGAGGCATTTTTAGGAGGATTGACTCCCCAAGACAAACCATTCAAACCCTTTTTTCGTTTATCCATTTCACTGAAGATATGACCATCACGCTCTTCCATGTCTGAAAACAAATCTGCTTGAGCTTGTAAGTTACCTTGTTCAGCATCAGTCAAGAGCCGATGCATAGCTAGTGGTGTTAGACCAACTACAGGATGGTCTTGCCACTGATTAGCTAACCATGCAATTTCAGCAGTCTGGTTTTGCTCTAGCGCAGTTCGATCTTGGGTTTTGGATTGAGATTTTTTCTTTGTCATAGCACAAACACAATTTGAGGATTTTGCACCATTATTGGTTTTTGGCTTTTTTATAATTAGGCGGAAAGACTTCCATTTATTTTAATTTTTAATTTCCCAAGAAATGCGCGATTTTAGCGACCCAAAAACAAATACGGCTCATTGATGCAGAATTGTCTTTAAATCGCCAAAAACGCGTTTATAAACGTTTATAAATCTATAAATCTGCCCGACTAATAATTGGTGATGATGAGTTCCTGTTTTTCATCACGACTCACTCCAACTTTACCGACTGAGTAATTAATTTTGGTGGTGCTGATATTCAGTTCTGCGAATGCATCTCGAATATCAGGATGATCATTTATAGACAGCATGACTTTACTTTTACAGGTTTTCATCAGTTCAGCCATTTTCAAATAATGATCCCATCCAAACTCAACACCATAACCAGCCAATTTCCAATATGGCGGATCGGCATACATAAAGCTGTGGGGTCTATCATACTTGTTCAAGCATTCATCCCAGCTTAGGTTTTCAACTGTGACACCTGAAAGCCTGTAATACGCATCGGTTAAATTATCTTCAATCCTCAGAAAGCTTGGCGCTTTCGATGTTGTAGCTGTTCCAAAAGTTTGACCAGAGTTCTTTGCTCCAAATGCTGTATGTTGCAAATAATAGAATCGTGCTGCACGCTGAATGTCAGTCATTAAATCAGTGTTGGCTGCTTTTAACCATTCAAACATCTGACGACTTATAATTGCGTATTTAAATTGACGAACAAACTCCTCAAGGTGATTCTGAACCACTCGATACAGGTTCACCAGTTCACCGTTTACATCATTAATGATTTCAACTTTTGATTGTTGATCTCGCAAAAAAAATAAAGCTGCACCACCAGCAAACAACTCCACATAACATTGATGCTCTGGCATTTTTTCGATCAATTGCGACACCAGACGACGTTTACCACCCATCCAAGGAACGATTGGTTTGGTTTTCATGTTTTCACCTACTGCAAAAGCGTTTCATTTTCTGATAGCCTCGAATGACTGTGTGCACAGTAGCGAGGCTTAGCCTGCGGTAGTCACATACCCAAGGGGGCGATTCTTGTTGGAGCAAGGATCGTCACCTCGTTTTGAATTATTAGAAAAATAAAAAGTTGAAGTTAGGCGGAAGCTGTTCCATTTAATTCAAATGCAACCAGCATCACTGAACCAACTGTCATAATCATCCGAATGCATATCAATATCGGCACGTGATGGAAGTGCCATAAACTCTATTGGACTAGATAGGTGCAAGCTGGCAAACCACCCAAGGATCATCGCTACAGCACCATCACCATGACGATACAACTCTGGGTCTTTGATATCCTTGGCTCGTACTTTTGACACCATGTAAATACCGTCGACTTCTTCAATAGCAGAACAGTCATTTTTCAAATCTGCATCTATTGGCAAGTCAATCATATCTTCCTCAAAAGCTGTCACTAGCTTTGGAGTCCACAGGCCATACCATGCGCGGCTGAGTTTGATTTGATGCACCATGTGCTCACCAAATCTCTCTGCGGTATTTTCTGCCAAGGTTTCACCATTACCAGTGGCATCCATCGCAATGCCACCAAAACGCGGTAATCGCTCCAACATGTACCAGAGAATTTTTTGCTGTAAGCGTGAAGGCACTTTGTGCATCTCAATCACAAAAGGCGCGATCCGTCTTAAATCCTGAGCAATATAGAATGGCAGAATAAAACTAAAGTCCCGATGACGTGCATAATCCTGTCCAGCACAGTGCTGTTTGGATTTATCAAGCTTTTGCAGTTCAGGCTCTAAATAACGTTGAATCCAGTCATCAATGTACGCATCACGCTCATCTGGTGTAAGTGCGGTAAAGTCATCGCCAAGGGATAATCGAAGAACTGTCCTTACTTCAGTCATGGCTCGCTCAACCCAAAGCGTTGGCAAGCACACTGACGATCCATCACGTGGAATGGCATCTAGTTCTTCGCGCATGGCAGCTTTACGACTCCCATAAGACTTACGGATTTTCTTATACCATTTCTCTTTACCTTCAATGGTTGCTTCTTTGCCTCCCATAAAGCAGACACGTTCATACAAGCCATTGGCTACCGCATCATCAAAGGTGACTGTCAGACATTCAGCATCCTCACCGAATACACCAGCTTCAATATCCTTAACAAACTGGTTAAATGCATTATTTTTACCATTGTGTGAACTAATGATAACAATACGGCCACCCCAGATAAGCAATGCTGTTGCGGCTTCAATCACACCTTGAACGTTAGGGTGAAAGGCTGCTTCATCAATTACAACTTTACCTTGCAGACCGCGAATGTTTTCAGGTCGACTGGATAAAGCCACAACCTGAAAACCACTTGAATATCGAATGCGATATGCTGTTATTTTACGTGTTTCACCTTTATCGTCCTGATCCTCAAACAGAAACTCTTCAATCTGCGATATGCCTTGACCTTGTGCTTCAGCAATTACACGTGAGAACTTGGCACAGTATCCAACGAACTCCAGACCTTTTTCTTTTGTGTCACCAATGTAGTAAACACTCATGCCACCAGCTTCCTTGCTCGCGGCAGCAGTCAATACAGCATCAAAGCTCTCGGCAAAAGTGATACCAGTACGACGACCTTTCGGACATGCCTTAATATCTGATTTAATCTTTATCCACTCTATCTGGTGCTTCATTAACACACCATTCTCAAACGGATTAAAATTATTCGGAATATTACGCGCACGTTCTGGAAGTTCATCCCATTCAATTACGCGCACCGTATCTTGCCGAGGCTTTAATGCTGTCATTATTTAATTCCCAGTACCTTTTCACGCCAGAACTGTAGTTGTTCTTCACCCATACCCTGTGAAATGGCAGCTTTTTTAAGGTTTTCGTCTTGTTCCTTGAGTAATTCTTCACGTGCCTGACGTCGAATTTCTTCACGGTTATCCATTGCTTTCTCTTTGGTCATCATTGCTGCACGTGCAGCACGCGCTAATGCACCAACAGCATCAATATCCATTTTTGGCTTTTCTGGATCGTCACCTGTATTTGTTAATTCATCCAAAGCCTTTTTAGTCACAATGGCCTGTACAGCTTGCGCCAGCAACATACCGCCTTTATCGTCTGGATCTTCTCCAAATTCTTTGACCAAGACTTCAGATGCCGCAGCAAATTCACGCATGGCTTTGGCTTCTTCTGCCCAGTTTTTCTTTTCACGGCCTAGGGCAGATCGACTGGGAATGGAATCAGCTGGAAATTCAGAACGAATTTCATCCAACATTTCATTCAAAGTCAGTCTGTCTTCACGCAGTAATTTTTCAACAAATGCGCGTTGTTCATCAGACAGCTTATGCATAAAAGACTTAGACATGATTGCTCCTATGCAGAAGGACGTTTAATACCATGAATGCGCGTTCGGCTTTCAACTACGTCTTGACCACGCTCAGTCAGCTTCACAACCACTACAGCAGAGCTGTCCATTTCAACTTCAACGCAGCCTTGTTCTTTCAGCCAATAAAGCTCGGTCTTAACTTGATCACGACTAAAGCTTAGTCCCCAATTGTGTAAGCCTCCATGTAAAGTGGAGCTATTGCCTCGATATGACGGCAGCTCATTTAGCAAGCGCAATAATACAAGTCGCATTTCTTCTTTAAGTTGATTCTCAAAACTCATAATTATTAATCCTTGTGGTGCAGCAGATAGTCATTCACACGATCCACTGATTTAGCTAAAGGGGCTATAACTTCTTTTAACCCCGCTACAGATTCTTTAAGGGCTTTCATATCACCAGCCATATCGCTAATCACTTTATGATCAGGCATGTTGCTGACACGTTCCTCTAATCGACTTAATCGCTCTTTAGTCTCTTGTAACTCTTTGTCTTTTGCTGCCTGTCGATTTGAAATATAGACATAGGCAGCAAGACCAAAGTTAAAGAGAAAACTGATTAAAGTAATAGTTATACCAATATAGCTGGATGGCATTATTTCCCTCTGCTTTGATTAATAAAGCGACCTGCAAAACCAAGCAAAGCAAGACCTGCTGTGACTTTACTTTGTGAGGCTTCAGGAACTAATGCGATGATTTCTGGTGGCACGCCATACAATGAGACATAACCAATTGCTGCAAATGCCCAAGTAGATAACCACTTCCAAAAGGTGTGCCAGTTCTTAACTAAGAAGCCTGCATGAGAGTCCGATACTCCCAGTAATGGTTTTAATATTTGATCTTTGTTGGCAAGTTCAGTTTGGAGTTCTTCAACGCGTTTTTGATGGCGTTTAGCTTGATCCAAGAGTTTTTGTTTTAACTCGCTAACCGTTTCAGGATTTTCTACTACAGGCTGTTCTACTTTCTCAGTAACGACAGCGATTGTGCCAATAGTGCTTGCTGAAGGTACAAGATTACGTGGACGTTTAAATTGTGTTTTTTTCATCGCATATCATCCGCAGCATATTTAAGATTGCCAGAGACACGGCTCATCCAGCCTTTACCAAATGTGCTAAAGGTTTTGATACGTGTATAAAATTGAATACGTTCAGCATTGAATAGATTGATCAACGCGAACTGTGGCTGTTTACGTATTTCGTTTAGAGTAATCGAGCCAATAATGCCGTCATCTTTGACACCAAGAGCACGTTGCAAAATCTTTCGGGCGTTGCCCAAGCCATGATTCACACCAGCATCGAAATATTGAAATGCAAAAGAATATGGAAAGTTGTCACAATCCAAAGCATCCCAAAATTGATTTTTATAGATACGCTCTACAACATCCATTGGGATGTCTTTCATGGAGCCTTTGTAGCCATAGTTTTGAGCTGTTGCTTTGGTGATACCGTAATTGGTTTCACCTCCAGGATCGGATGGATGGTTTACATATCCACCCTCATGCTTGAGCACTCGTTTTAGAGCATCTTGAAATGTTTTAGCCACAACAAAAAAACCTCATCAAATGATGAGGCTAGTTTGTGATTTTGCTGCCTTTTATATTAGGCGGAAAGGCTTCCGTTTATTTTATTCACCTTGGATTGTTTGAACCCAAAATTCGCCTTTATCCTTGTTTTGCCAATCAATAGAGTAATAGATTACTTGCGATCCGACATGTTCACCTAGATTTATACTTCCTCTACAGATTTTTTTATCTGCTGTAGAGGAAGGTCTTTCACTAATATCTGCAATTGATACCTCGGAAAGACCCAAAAGTTTAAAAGCTGGCGTATCTGTAATTGCTTTTTTTAAGATACCGACAGCTTGAGGATCAGCGCAATCAGGCAGTTTTTTTGTGAATGAACAACCGCTACTCAAAACAATGCCCATTAGTACTGAAACTAAAATTACTTTTTTCATTTTCTTTTCCCCTTACAGTTTTAGTAAAAAGTTGCACGACTTGGTGGTATCCATCTACCAATAATCTCAACATCATTGGCATCATTCAAATCGAGTTGCATCGGTGGATACATTTTATTATCAGAGATTAAAAGCAACGACCCATCGAATTGCCGCTGTACACGCTTAACCCAATAATTCTCATGATTACGAATCACATAAATAAATCCATCAGTCAATTCTTTATCAGCTGAATTAACAAGCAATTTTTCTTTATCTTGAATTGTAGGGAGCATTGAATCTCCCTTGGCATAAACAATCAAAAGGTCTTTTGCATAAAGCCCATGTTTTGATAACCAATCTTTTCTGAAAGCTAGTCGACTTATAGGTTTAGCATCACCACTACAAATAGAACCATGACCAGCGGATATATCAACATCAAAAACATTCACCAAATCGAACTCATCTAAAAAGTCACCTTTTTGTTCCTTTTTCTTCTCGATAAGTCTAATTCCTGTGACTATATAAAGAATATCAGCACCAATATCAGCGATTCCTGCTAAATAACTAGCTTTCGGTTGTGTCGAATCCTTCTCATAGTCAATCTGACTTTTCTTGGTTGTGCCTACTAATTCGGCAAAAGCTGGTTGCGTATAACCCAATCTCTCGCGTTCTTCTTTAAGTCTTGCTCCAATAGTCACAAAAAACACTCCAAATATATTGACAGGTAACGCTTTAGTTACTAATGTATCCGATATGGTTCTACTTAATTCTATTTAAGCCACACAAGGAAACTAAATATGCACCTTAAAACTCCAGAACAGGTAAAGAAAGAGTTCGTAGATAACGGCATTCCTGTTTCGACTTGGGCGGAAACTAATGGTTTCACATCTCAAGAAGTCTACAAAGTTCTGAACGGACAATCTAAAGGAAACTATGGTCGTGCTCATAAAATCGCTGTTGCACTCGGTTTAAAACCACAACCAAAAGTCACCGTTTAGTTACTTCGCACATTCTTGCACAATTTTGCACATAGGGAAAGAGATGAAAAAAAATCAAGAAAATCACTTTTTAGTTTTTATGGGCGTCTTTTTGGTCTGTCTAGGATATTTCGGTTGGTTCACAGCGGAATTAGACAACAAGATTTTGCGAAAAGAAATCATATCAATCAAATACAAAGCGCTCTCTGAGGTCTCTATGAATGACTTGCATAAATATTCAAACGATTAAAGAGGTCGATATCCGATGAGCATCGTTAAATCAGCAGAAAAAGTTCTACAAGTCTTAATTGCTTTAACAGGCCACAGCTTGTCTGGAGTGACTAATCAAGAACTGGCAAAGCAGCTAGATGAGTCGCCAGCACAAATCACCAGAGCATTACAGACGCTAATTGCAAAAGGCCTAGCTCAGCAATTGGATGATGGTTCGTATGCACTAGGCAATCGTCTTGTAGCCATTGCACACGCTCACACTCAAGAGATTGAAAAGGCTCAAGGCCGATTATCAGAACACGTTCAGCGAGTTTTTGCTGGTGTCAAACAAATTAATTCAGGGTCTTAAAAATGACTGAAGTTACTCAAAATCAACTCGCTCAATTGGAGCAAACGGTATCAGTTGAACAGATTCAACTTTCTGAAAAACTTGGTGCTATTAAAGCAACAGCATTTTTCAAAAAACTGGTAACCGTTACCGAAATCAAACTTCTAGCCGAAATTAAAGAATCTAAACAATACAAAGGTTTAAAGCTAGTTAATAGTGTTGGGAAACTGGTAACAGTTACCACTTTTGAAGAGTTCTGTCAGCACTTAGGGATGAGCCGTGAAAAAGTAGACCAAGACATCCTGAACCTTTCAACTTTCGGCGAAGACTTCTTGGAAACCAGCCAACGCATGGGTTTGGGTTACCGCGATTTGCGAAAACTTCGCAAGCTCCCAGATTCAGATCGTGAAGTCTTAATCAATGGTGAAGCTATCAAAAATGAAGACCGTGAAAGCTTGATTGATCTAATCGAAGAGTTGTCAGCAAAACATGCCCAAGAAAAAGCAACACGTGATGCAAGAATTGCCGAGCTTGAATCTAATGATCAAGCCAAAGATCAAATTTTGCAAAAGAAAGATCAAAAATTAAATGAAATGGATAGCAAGCTCACTAAGCTTGAAAGCCCAGCTGAGATTCAGAAACGTGCTGAATCTGAACGTGATCAGTTTGCAGCCTCTGCAATTAAAACTCTACACGATGCATGTCAGGTTATGCACAACGCTACTGCGCGTTTTAGAAACCAAATCAATGATGTGATTCAAGCCATCGAGACTCATGAGCTATATGACATCCAACAATCACTTGAAGGAAATGTCATTGCAGCATTTCAACAGATTGCACAAACGTCTGTTGAGTTCGGTATTCAAATTAACTTTGAAGAAATGGTTACACCAGAATGGTTAGCAGATTCACTTACTGACGTTCAACCCGTAGCTGCTCTTGAAGTCGAAACTCAAACGGAGCAGTAACCATGACAACCCCAGAAATTGCAATTCAGGACTATCTACGCGAAGTAGCGACAAAGCTTCAAAATGCTGGTCATGGCATGAAGGGGAAAATTGTCGCTACTGCATGTGAGTACTTGAACATTAGCAATGCCCAACTTTATCGAGAATTAGAAACTGTTGGATATACATCTGGACGCAAACAGCGCTCTGATAAAGGCAAGTCAATAGTACCTGTCGATGTAGCTGAAAAGATTGGCGGCATGGTACATGTTGCAACACGTGCCAACGGGAAGAAAACTTTACCTGTGACCACTGCGCTAGAAATTCTGGTAGCGGATGGCCAAGCGCCCAACGTATCGGCTGCAACTGTTGCACGTGTGATGAAGAACCACATGTGCCATCCTAAACAGCTTGCAACTCCAACAGCACACATTCAACAAAAATCATTGCATCCAAACCACGTCTGGCAAGTTGATGCTTCAGTCTGTGTTTTGTTCTACGTCCCACGTGGTGGTATGCAAGTCATGGATGAAAAGAAGTTCTACAAGAACAAGCCAGCGAACGTTAAGAAAATTGAAAATGACCGTGTAATTCGTTACGTGATCACAGATCACTTTAGCGGCTCAATTTATGTGGAATACGTTTACGGTAGCGAAAGTTCTGAAAACTTAACTGAAATTTTCTTGAATTGCATTCTGAAACGTTCAGCACAAGAACCTCTGCATGGTGTGCCTTATATCCTTTATACAGACAAAGGTTGTGCCAACACTTCAGGACTTTTCAAAAATTTACTTGAACGTCTAGATGTAACTTTCATTCCTCATTCGGCTGGTAACTCACGTGCAAAAGGTCAAGTCGAAAATGGCAACAATATAGTCGAAACTCAGTTTGAAGGACGTTTACGTTTTATCAAAATTGACAATTTAGACCAGCTCAATGCAACTGCGGCTAAATGGCGAATGATGTGGAATGAAACCAAAACTCATAGCCGAACAGGTCGCTCTCGCAATGCAGTTTGGCAAACAATATCGACTCAGCAACTACGAATTGCACCACCATTAGAACTATGTAAGGAATTGCTAACGACCACAGCTGTCGAACGTACAGTAACTGGAAACTTGACTATTTCATACGCTATCAAAGGCTATGGATCGCATGACTATGATGTGCGACATATCGGCGGTGTATATGTAAAAGCAAAACTCAAGGTGGTTGTTAATCCGTATCGTGCACCCTGCGTTGATGTACTGATGATCAACCAGCATGGTGAAGAAATTGCTTATACATGTGAACCGATGCAGAGAGATTGGGTCGGCTTTAGTTTGGATGCAACGGTCATTGGTGAAACACCAGCAGCCATGCCGCAAAGCAAAATTGATGCTAAGCGCAAAAGCATTCTTAAAAATGCATATAACGCTGACACTCTCGAACAAGTTGATAAAGCAATAGCAAAAAAACAAACAGCTTATGCAGGTTCACTTAATGCGATGGCTGATGTCGATGCTATCGAAGTTCCTACCTATATCAAGCGAGCTGGTGAGCAACTTACTACTCAAAACCAGCGTCGTATTTCAGCACCAGTAACCATTTTTGAAGCAGCTAGCGAATTGCGTGGATTGCTAGGTGAACTTTACACGGCTGAAACATATCAGCTACTCCAACAAAGATATCCAAATGGCTCTGTGCCAGCGGATGACATACGAGAAATCATTAATGAAATCAGAAACAAGAATAAGCGTCATACGCTCAAAGTTGTGGGGGAATGATCATGTCTAAAGTAAGCATCAAAACCCTAAAACAACTGATTGAGGATACAGGCCACAGCCAAAGTGAGTTTTCGAAGATCGTCGGCATGAGTACAGCTGGTCTCAATCAACTTGTTTTGAAAGGTTTATTCCCAAAGCAAAAAGATGCTGAAGCAATCATCACAAAAGTGTTGCTCGAAAAACATATTGATCAATCAAGCATCACAGCTGCTTTCAATTTACTCAAAGCAATGCACCCAGTTCCGCTTCAACACCAAGCCCATATTGAAACTAAAAAAATTGAACCTGTAGAGGAAGAAATCATGTTACTCGCTAAACAATCACTGACTCATCAAGCCAAAAAACAGTTCGGTTTGTTTACTAATCCTTTTGTTGGTGATGTGCAGTCACAAGACCAACTCTTCATTAACGACGACATCAATTATGTTCGTCAAGCTATGTATCAGACAGCAAAACACGGCGGTTTTATTGCAGTTTCTGGTGAGTCGGGTTCAGGTAAAACCACCTTGCGCCTTGACCTTGAAGATCGAATTGTACGAGAGCATTTGTCGATTATTTTAATTGAGCCTTATGTCATTGCAGCTGAAGACAACGATATTAAAGGCAAAACCTTAAAGTCCGCCCACATCGCTGAGGCGATTATTAACACGATTAGCATGGGGCAAGAAAAGCCAAAGCAATCTGCTGAAGGCCGCTTTCGTCAAGTACACCAATTGTTAAAAGCTTCGGCTGATGGTGGTAACAGTCACGTTATTTTGATTGAAGAGGCACATAGTTTACCGATCCCAACACTAAAACACTTGAAGCGCTTTTTTGAACTTAAAAGCGGATTCAAAAACCTGCTTTCTATCATTTTGATTGGTCAAACAGAATTAGCAATCAAGCTAAGCGAACGTAACCCACAAATCCGTGAGGTTGTACAACGCTGTGAGAACATCACGCTTTCACCACTTACACCAAGTGGACTTGAGCAATATCTCCAACACCGTGCTCAATCAATAAATAAGAAGCTTTCAGACATCATCACCGATGACGGTGTGGATGCGATTGTTGAACGTCTGGTGCAAGTCGATGGTTCTGGTAAAACCACACGCTCTCTTCTTTATCCACTCGCAGTTGGCAACTTAATCACTGGTGCGATGAATGCAGCTGCTGAGTTGCATGTACCCGTGATTGATCGCCACGTGATTATGGGAGTGTAAATCATGGCTGATTTTGCAGATGTAGCAGCAGACATTGCTCAAACAGATTTAGACCATGCTTTGCAGAATGCAAAGCGAGTGGAATTTACAAGCTACTTCGATTGCGAAGAATGCGGCACAGAAATTCCTGAACAACGACGCAGACTTGGCAGCGTGACTTTATGTATTGATTGCCAGACTGCACTCGAAGCAAAACAAAAACATTTCCGAGGATAGACCTATGGGAACAATTAGTCCAGTAGAAAAAGGCATAGCTGCACGTACATCTTACCGCCTTGAAAGATTCAAAATTCAGTTTGCAACAACTTCAACTTTTGAGGTGTTGAACTCTCAGTTTCCAATTATGGAAATCTTTGAAATGAACAATGAGAAATTTGCAATTTCGACTGTTCAACAAGCTTATGAAGATTGGCTTATCGAATTAAGACCAACCAAGAGATATAACTTTATTAAAGATTTAGACAAGTTGCTTAGTGGTGACTATGTCCTTGTTCCCAAGCAACCTGATGCATCAATGGAAAGAGCTGGTATGGAAGCTGGCGCAGGTTTTTCAGCATGTCGTGTTTTTAAAGCAATGTGTGCAGCAGCTCAAGGAGCATCGAAATGACAGCTCTCAGACATAACAAACCTTTTACTAATAAAGAGCTTGATCTACTCAAAACGATGTATCTCGCAGGAAAGGCTTCAGCCGACATTGCTGCTGCAACCAATCGCTCAAGAAGCGGTGTTTTAGCTGCGATTCACAGAATGATTCGCACAAAGCAAATCCCTGTTGTTAGAAGTATGGCAGTGATCTGCCTTGGCGGTATCAATGCAGCAGAAGTAGAACTCCAAAGAGCGAAACATAAAGGTTTCAACCGCATTACCTATCTAACTCCGAATTGCCTTTACAGCAATATTTCCGTCGAAGCATTACAAGAACATATTTCACGTTACAAGCAAGTAAGCCACTTACTTTAGGAGCTACACAATGACCATTCACACTATTCCCGAAGGTTACTGGGAAAACACACAAGGTGCATTAGTACCTGAAGCCAACGTCAAAGAAATTGACAAATTGCGCGATCAAACAGTTCGCAAGCTATTTGAAAAAGTGAATGAAATACATGAACTTTTGAAGGCTTGCAAAATTCAAAGTTTTGAAGATGTTGCTCAGTTTTGCGCAATTTCATCAGACCAATATGGGGTAACTGTTGGAGGCAATAAAGGCAATGTCACTCTTATGAGCTATGACGGACGCCTAAAAATTCAACGCAATATTGCACAGAACATCAACTTTGATGAACGTCTGCAAGCTGCAAAAGAATTGATTGATGAGTGTCTTGAGGAATGGACTGAAGGCAGCCGCGATGAAATCAAGGTCATCATCAATAACGCATTTAACGTGGACAAAAAGGGAGAAATCAGCACAACAAAAGTACTAGGTCTTAAAAAAATCGAAATCAACCACCCGAAATGGAAGCAAGCAATGCAAGCCATTTCAGACAGCATCAACATTATTGGCAGCAAAGCCTACATACGTTTTTACAAGCGTGATGATGCAACTGGTGGCTACTTACCACTATCACTCGATATCGCATCCATTTAAAGGCTTAGCAATGAAAGAACTTTCTATTGCAATTGTTACCTGTGGATTTATCGCAGGAAGTTTACACACATCAGGCTTGCCAGAATTTTTATATGTGCTTTTTGCAATTCTGACAGCTTGTTCAACTCACTTAAAAGGTTAATACACCATGAATAAATCAGAACTTATCAACCATATCTCAGCATCAGCTGGTATTTCAAAAACTCAAGCAACAGCTGCTCTTCAGGCAGTAGAAACAGGTGTCATTGATACCTTGGCAAGTGGTGGTCAAGTCACACTCACTGGCTTTGGAACATTCAAAGTCACTGATCGCGCTGCGCGTACTGGCCGCAATCCAGCGACTGGTGAAGAAATTCAAATTGCTGCCTCAAAAGTACCTACTTTCAAAGCTGGCAAAGGTTTAAAGGATGCGGTGAATTAAAGCGAAACACAGGCATTAGTGCCTGTGTCTGCTGGATGTCGTGATCCAGTACTGACGAGCAGCGAGGAAATTATGAAATACATCATGTTTAGGAAAGAAATTAACGATTTAGTTGAGCTTATACCAGTCATTTTCCCAAATAAGCTGGTGCATAAAGATGTAGCAGATGCCTTGCAAAAAGAGGTGCTAAAGGACTGCACCATTCACTCTGCTGGATCAATTAGCCCTCTTAATCTATTACCAGAAGGCCGTTCTGAAACTTTAGGAGCTGAATCGAATCCTGAGACTGATGAACATGTAATAAAAATGAATGACTACGGAGCTGGTTACCTATGGTGACACTTGAAGATTTAGAAAATTTACCACCTGAAATTGTAATTAGTATTGGAGAGATTTCATGAATAAGACAGAAGTAATCGAAAAAATCAAAAAGTGCTTGGCTCTGAGCAAATCTGCCAATCAACATGAAGCTGCCACAGCTTTACGCCAAGCTCAAGCATTGATGGAAAAATATAATATTGATGCAGATGATGCCGAACTTCTCGGCATTCAAGAAGCATTTATAACTGGAAGTGGCTCTAAAACACCAACAGTTTTTGAGGCTGTACTTGCAAATTCAATAGCGAAAATCATGGATTGCAAAGTCTTGCTAAACCATGACATTCAGATCACTGCACAACTGGGATTTAAGAAAGTACATCGTTGGCTTTTTATAGGATTTGATCCAGCTCCAGAGATTGCAGCATACGCATTTGATGTTTTGTATCGCCAACTAAAAAAGTCACGCCTTAACTATATTTCGACTCAATTAAGTCGAGTCAAAGTCAAAACCAATAAGATCAAACGCGCAGATCTATTTTGTGAAGGTTGGGTATTGGAGGCAACAAAACATGTCTCTGCTCTAAAGCCGAACGAAAACAAATTAAATCAAATTGATGAATACGTTCAAAGCAAACGCAAGATTAAAGATGGTGAGGCAAAAGATCGAAATAAAAAAACCAATACCAATGCTGACCGATATCAAAATGATTTACATGCTGGCCGTCAGGCTGGTAAAGATGCTCAACTCAATCAAGCCATGAATGGTGGACAAGAGTTTGAAAAGTTGGGAGCAAATTCATGACAGAATTTATGAATTGCTTGAGCGTATTGGCTTTGTTTGCAGTTTTTGGAATCGGTTTGGTGACTTGCTGCACTGAAGCAAAAAAAGCTTGGTCAGCACGAAAAATTACTGGTCAAACTGTTTTTGAACGTAAAGCTTATAGTCTTAAAGCTGGATCATCTTTGTGTCTTGCAGCGTTGGCTTTGATTGGACTAGCTGATGCAGCTAAAGGAGTGTTCTGGTGATGGAAACTTTTAACTTTGAGATGATGGCAAGAGATGCCTTTCAATCAGCAAGAATAAATATTGATGAATTCGAAGACTCTCCAAATTGGGTTGTAGCAAATCGTTTGTTCAGATTTGGACGCACAAAATCTATTAAATTCTGCGAAATGCTAGGAATTAATCCAGACAGTATGACTACGGAGAGAGTTGATACTCTCAATAAGGAGAATGCTCAGTGAAATTCAATAAAAAATTAAATTTGATCAAGCTTATTCATGTAGCTAAGACCAAGCTTGGTCTTGATGATGATGTTTACCGTGACATTCTCAGCAGTACAACGGGTAAAACCAGTTCAAAAGAATTAAACCTAGCACAGCTTGACGCTGTGCTGGATCGTTTAAAACAACTCGGCTTTGCCGTTGAGTCTAAAGATAAGACAAGTGTTAAAAACCTAGCCAGCGATGCACAAAGCAAATTAATACGACATTTGTGGCTTCAACTGCATGAAGCTGGAGCAGTCAGAGACGGCAGCGAAAAAGCACTGGCAAAGTTTGTTGAAAATCGAGTGAACGTGAGTGCTTTGCAGTTTTTGAGCAGTAAAAATGCAGATATGGTTATCAATCATTTGCGTCAATGGTGTAAACGATGCGGCATTGAACGTGTCACTTTGGAAGCATAGGAGGTATAGATCATGGCTTATCGTCCACACATTCTAGATGCCCAACAGGTTTTCTCAGACGATGAGATCATTAACTTGATGCCTAAAAATTTCATTTTCATTGCACGATTGATTAAGGTCGAAAATGCACTGAATTTAATTGATGGCTTTGGTGGTACAAAAATCTATATTCCAGTTCGTCAGGCATTAAATGTGAATTCTAAACTTGCACAGGTGATAGGCTTTAGTAATCTACAGTTGCTTTCAGATCAGCTTGGCAATAATCACATTGAAATTCCAATGGGTACACCTATTACTGTTGCAATGCGCAACCGAGCGATCCGTAAACAAGCATCAACCATGTCAAAAGAAAAGCTGGCTCGCAAATTCAGCGTGACACTTAGAACAATTCGCAGTATCGTAAACTCTGAAGAGAAGCTTAATGTTCAGGAAGATCCCAATCTTGATCTATTCAATGAATAA